GTCCGCAAATTGCTCCAGATACTCGGCGATACCGCTACCGATACGAGAAGAATCAAGCTGATTGGTCAAAATTTGGCCGCGAGCCGTCTCTTGAGAGGCAACGCCTTGGGGAGTTGAGCCGCCAGTGCCGAAAATGTTCTTGAGTTCCGTTCGGGCGTCCTGCATATTGTCGAATACGCTCGAATTGAGGCCCGGAGCGGGGAAATTCATCACATCGGCCTCCAGATTGTTCCCCGAAGGGTTCGGAACACGGATCGCAGTGCCTTTTCGGAGTGCCGTGGCCGCGAGTCCGGCCTGTTCGTCCGAAAATGCGCGCCCATTGACCACCAATCCATTGTTTATACGCGAAATGTTCTTGTCGATCTGCCTCCAACGACGGTTTACGAGGTCTTGGATGCCCACATTTTGCATAATGAGGCCCGTTTCGTCGTGAGGTTGGATGCCAGTGGAGAAAACTGAGAGAAAACGGTAATAGGCAGAGGGCTTGAGAAGATGATTCTTCCCTTGAACGGGATATTCCTCCTCTTCACCGGTTGTGGGATCTACACGTTGCTCAGTACCATCGTAGTTCCACATGTGGTTCTTGAATTTCCCAAGAACAATCTCGTCCATTGTGTAGAAAATATCGGTATCGTGGTATGTCCATTCGATATATTCGAGCATCGTGCCAAGTTTGTGATTGGCCTTCTGCATGATGTAATTCTTTGCAGGGTCCACGATGCCCTGCGCTGTGTAGTTCACCATCTCAGGCGTATCGATCCGCGCCAGGCGCACCGTCTCGATCACATGCACATTAAAGCCCAGGGTGTGAAATGAAAGATTGGATCGAGTATCTCTTTGTGCCCGACGAGAATTATCAGCCTGGAATTATTGAGTGTATTGCCCTGGCTGTGTTTCTAACCATCTTGGGGACGACCATCCCCTAGACGAAATCAGCCCCACGTGCTCAAACACGTGAGGCTGTGACGGCGGCTCTATCGCTGTCAGGTCCATAGCACCTTAACAACCGAATAGAGACAGGGAGCCTGATGGGTTTCGAACCCACAACATCTACAACTCCAGTCTACTCGAACACTCGTTCTAATTTTACTCGGCTTTGTTTTTGAGTAAATTGTGAGTTGGCAGGTACGGGCGGATGAATTCAAGCTGTATATTGCCCGTGTAATGTTCGACCATTTCAATGCTTGACCAACGGCCAGCCACCTGCACGGTGCGGGATGGGGCTTTATAGAATGTGGCCAAGGTGGCAAAGGATGAGCGCAAATCATGGGGTGAGATTTTGAAGCCAAGTTTCTTTGACCATGCTTTGAAGATGCATCCCATCCCCTCTCCGGTGAGGCCGTGTCCGCTGCGGATGTTGACGAAAAGATTGTTCACGCCAGGCGCGGGCTTTCGAACCTGTAACCAGTTTCGGATAAGATGCGCGGTCTCTGGACTGAATGCGCCATATTTCCACTGGCCGCCTTTGCATAATGCAATGGCTGTGTTTGTTGAAAAATCAACATCGGCCAGCAGGGTGTTACAAAGTTCTTCACGACGAAAGCCAGTGTCGAGACCATATGCGACCAGGGCGAGATCACGCGCACCGATCGGTGTGTAGGTGTCGAAGGATGCCAGCAGCTGCAGGGCTTTATCGGGATTTAGTGACCTGCGCGGCTTGGGTTTGATGCGTTTGATTTTCGCATTCAAGGCGGGATGTTGAGCGCCGTACTTCCATCGCAAAAATTTTTGATAACTGTAGAGGGTAAAGGCTTGTTGTGTGTTCCCCCATTCAGGTTTATTGATTAATAAAAGAATTCCTGCCGCGCTCAACTTTTCCAGATCGGGGATGGTGAGAAGGCGCGGCAACAGATAGCGATATTTCTTCTTCGTCGATTCTGCATAGGGATGCGACGCGAGAAATTCTTCCACTTCGATATTCATTTTTTCGGCTCCATGATTGGCAATTTCAAGCCTGGCTTGCCCCCAGGCTTGTATTGGCTGAGCGTCGGCGGGACCCGATGCTTCGATGTAAACCGCGCGGTCGCTGGAAACTTATCACGGAAACCGCGACCGCGCAGTTCAAAAACAATTATAGCAAGAAAGGAAACTTATCACAATGAGAAATGACGTAAGAGATTTGAAGGAAAGCTTGAGCAGGAAGCGAGCAGAGGCAGGGCGACGTGGCGGCCTTGCGACTCTCGCGAAGTATGGCGCTGCGCACATGAAAGTGATCGGCGCGAAAGGCGCGAAGGTTTTTCATTCGCGCTATCGATTGGATCCCGTTGGAACTTCGCAATTTGCGATCGTGAATCGTGAAACCAACGAAGTAAAGGCCTTTCTTAATGGAATGTCTTTCTGATTTTAAAAGGAAACTTGTCACATGAAATCTACAACTGGTTACTGGCATTCACTGAGTTTTGTTGTGGTTCCAAAGTGTCCGCATTGCAAGGGGAAGCATTTGAATGTTCCCACGATTGGGCACTTTTACGTATGCCCATTTGAGGGCAAGATTTACAAAGTGAAGATGACCAAAGAAACTGGTAAGGGGTTGACGTCATGAAAAAACTACTCCCCCATTTCACGGCCGTGATCTTCGGCCTGTTCGTGCTCGGCGTGGCTGGAGCTGTATTGTTCTACAGCTTCCAAGGCCTGGGCTTGATCTTCCCTGGCGATCTGCTTGGGCAGAGTTTCGGGATGATGTTATTTGATCTCTCAATGTTCGTTTGGTTCTCGGTGTTCGTGTCGAAATGTGAAAGCACGATGCAATATGTATTTGCGGGTATCGGCTTTCTAGTCGGCCTGGCTGGGACTCTTGGCCTGGTGAGTATCGAAGTTGGATTGTCGAGCGGGATGCTCGAGCCAGGCGCGATGCAAAAACCCTTGACCTATATTTTCATCGCGGTGTTGATTGGCCATTTGATTTTGCTGTATGCACATCACGCAGCTGCGCCGCATATCTCGGCTTCGATTTCGCTCGGTGTGGAGAAGGCGAAGATAACGGGGAAGGCTGAGAAGGACGCCGAGAAGATGCTTACCGACAATATACAGACGCTCTCATCACCGATTGCAAATGATTTGGTGCGGCGTGTGATGGATGAATTAAACCTGCGGCCTGCGCAGGGCGTGGTGCTTGATCTTTCTGCGCTGAATGTTGGCAGCGCTTCCCCGGCCACAGACGCTACTGGTGGATTGAAGCCGCTTGATTTCTTGAAAAGTTTTATTTTCAAGAATGCGGCGAAGCCGCGCGATCATGGGCAGGCGGTAAAGAGCGCTGAGCCTGTTGCTGGAGATCTCGAAGATGTGAGTGCGGAGGATGAGGAAAGGCTCGCTATTCGTGACGAGGCAATGAGGGCAGACTATGCGGCGAGAAGTGCGGGTGACTTTAGCGGGACTCCTTTGCGTAAAGCGAGAATGAAAAAAGAAGTAACTTATTACCCTGTAGATCATCAGCCACGTGTGCCGAGTGTTACTTATGGTTTTCCTTCGCAGGTTGGCAAAGTGGAAATGACTGCGACGAATAAACCTGTGAGCGTTGTTGTAGATAATCAAACAGACGACGGCGGCAGGGTGATCGTGTGGGAGTTTGAAAACCGTTACCTTGGGAAATATGCAAACTCGAACGGTGATGTTTGGACTTCTTTCTGGCAGGGGGATATTGGACTAGCGACTCGTCAGCCTCAACAATTTAGCCAGTTTTCAGAACCCAGTGGCAGGATTGAAGATGCAGGCAATCAGATTTTTATGACAACATCTGCGGAGGAGAAGCCAGCGGGCGAAGATGCCAGCTTTCCGCTTAGGAATGCGCCGGGGTAAATTCCCGATCATTTGTGCCTGGTGCGGTGAAGTGAAAATGACATCGGACCCAAAGACGCGATACTGCAATGACCAACACCGCCTTTCCTATTGGCGGGAACGCAAAAAAGAAACGGCACGTGTCGTTTCAGTTTGATACTAAATGACCCAGGGTGCACGTGTGAGCGTGCGCCCTGACAGGAGGCTTATGGGATCAAATCAGGAAACAATGTTTTTGCAATCTCTGCGAGGGAACCAGGCGCTTGTGGCCCTGGCTTATTTTGTGATTCGGCGGGCCATGACTCTTGAAGATATCGAAGCCGCGACGGGCCTGCATAATGACACGGTGAGATCTGCCGTGAAGGGGTTGGCCGCGAAAGGGTTGTTGCACAAACAGGTGGGAGAGCATGGGCGGCAGGTTTGGATCCCTGTGGCGGATACGTTCTTTTATGAGTTGTCGCTCCAGAATCCGAAAACTTCGGATTCTGCCCTTGTTGTTGTTAATGTTGAATCAGAAGAGAGTAAGAATTTATATTCAACATTAACAACAAACAGACGCCAGAATCCGAGAACTTCGGACTCTGGCAGGAAAATACTGTCTGTCAAAACCATCGTGAAGGCAGAGGAGGATGTCAACGAGTGCCTGCGCTTGTTGCATGATGGTGGCATTTTTGGAAGCAAGGCGGACCAGATTGCTGAAGATTGGCACATCACAGCGGAGATGATTCGAGCGCATTTGTTATGGGTGAAAAGCGAAGATTGGGACAGGCCGCAAGGCATGGCCATTTATCGGCTGCTTAATCATGTGCCTGCACCTGACTTAAACGCGAACGGGCACACAACCACCTGCACGTGTGGTGAGTGCAGAGTGATCAAGGCTTCGAATCGATACACGGACAGTGCATACAGCGATTTGCTTAATCGCGGTGATGGTGACGAAGAAGAAAGCGAGGAAGAATGAAAAAATTTACGATCGTGATTTTCTGCCTGGCATTTTCAAGCCTGGCATGTTTGTCTACTTCGAGCGCGTTGATTGAAAGTGATCAGCGCGTGATAGTGGCTACACGTAATGAGATTGGCCAAACGATCTCGGAGCCTTTTGCCCCGGTTGAGCCAACCTCAACAAACGCGCCGCAGCTGTGCGCGCGAGTGGTGGCCATCGAGGCCTTACACCTGCGCGGGGGAGCTTCGGAAAACGATATCGTTTTGACCTGGCTGCGGTCCGGGGTGGTGGTGCAGGTGGTGGACCAGGTCGACGAGGATTGGTGGCGCGTGCAGCTGGGGGAGTAGTTTTTTCATGACGTCAACCCCTTACCAGTTTCTTTGGTCATCTTCACTTTGTAAATCTTGCCCTCAAATGGGCATACGTAAAAGTGCCCAATCGTGGGAACATTCAAATGCTTCCCCTTGCAATGCGGACACTTTGGAACCACAACAAAACTCAGTGAATGCCAGTAACCAGTTGTAGATTTCATGTGACAAGTTTCCTTTTAAAATCAGAAAGACATTCCATTAAGAAAGGCCTTTACTTCGTTGGTTTCACGATTCACGATCGCAAATTGCGAAGTTCCAACGGGATCCAATCGATAGCGCGAATGAAAAACCTTCGCGCCTTTCGCGCCGATCACTTTCATGTGCGCAGCGCCATACTTCGCGAGAGTCGCAAGGCCGCCACGTCGCCCTGCCTCTGCTCGCTTCCTGCTCAAGCTTTCCTTCAAATCTCTTACGTCATTTCTCATTGTGATAAGTTTCCTTTCTTGCTATAATTGTTTTTGAACTGCGCGGTCGCGGTTTCCGTGATAAGTTTCCAGCGACCGCGCGGTTTACATCGAAGCATCGGGTCCCGCCGACGCTCAGCCAATACAAGCCTGGGGGCAAGCCAGGCTTGAAATTGCCAATCATGGAGCCGAAAAAATGAATATCGAAGTGGAAGAATTTCTCGCGTCGCATCCCTATGCAGAATCGACGAAGAAGAAATATCGCTATCTGTTGCCGCGCCTTCTCACCATCCCCGATCTGGAAAAGTTGAGCGCGGCAGGAATTCTTTTATTAATCAATAAACCTGAATGGGGGAACACACAACAAGCCTTTACCCTCTACAGTTATCAAAAATTTTTGCGATGGAAGTACGGCGCTCAACATCCCGCCTTGAATGCGAAAATCAAACGCATCAAACCCAAGCCGCGCAGGTCACTAAATCCCGATAAAGCCCTGCAGCTGCTGGCATCCTTCGACACCTACACACCGATCGGTGCGCGTGATCTCGCCCTGGTCGCATATGGTCTCGACACTGGCTTTCGTCGTGAAGAACTTTGTAACACCCTGCTGGCCGATGTTGATTTTTCAACAAACACAGCCATTGCATTATGCAAAGGCGGCCAGTGGAAATATGGCGCATTCAGTCCAGAGACCGCGCATCTTATCCGAAACTGGTTACAGGTTCGAAAGCCCGCGCCTGGCGTGAACAATCTTTTCGTCAACATCCGCAGCGGACACGGCCTCACCGGAGAGGGGATGGGATGCATCTTCAAAGCATGGTCAAAGAAACTTGGCTTCAAAATCTCACCCCATGATTTGCGCTCATCCTTTGCCACCTTGGCCACATTCTATAAAGCCCCATCCCGCACCGTGCAGGTGGCTGGCCGTTGGTCAAGCATTGAAATGGTCGAACATTACACGGGCAATATACAGCTTGAATTCATCCGCCCGTACCTGCCAACTCACAATTTACTCAAAAACAAAGCCGAGTAAAATTAGAACGAGTGTTCGAGTAGACTGGAGTTGTAGATGTTGTGGGTTCGAAACCCATCAGGCTCCCTGTCTCTATTCGGTTGTTAAGGTGCTATGGACCTGACAGCGATAGAGCCGCCGTCACAGCCTCACGTGTTTGAGCACGTGGGGCTGATTTCGTCTAGGGGATGGTCGTCCCCAAGATGGTTAGAAACACAGCCAGGGCAATACACTCAATAATTCCAGGCTGATAATTCTCGTCGGGCACAAAGAGATACTCGATCCAATCTTTCATTTCACACCCTGGGCTTTAATGTGCATGTGATCGAGACGGTGCGCCTGGCGCGGATCGATACGCCTGAGATGGTGAACTACACAGCGCAGGGCATCGTGGACCCTGCAAAGAATTACATCATGCAGAAGGCCAATCACAAACTTGGCACGATGCTCGAATATATCGAATGGACATACCACGATACCGATATTTTCTACACAATGGACGAGATTGTTCTTGGGAAATTCAAGAACCACATGTGGAACTACGATGGTACTGAGCAACGTGTAGATCCCACAACCGGTGAAGAGGAGGAATATCCCGTTCAAGGGAAGAATCATCTTCTCAAGCCCTCTGCCTATTACCGTTTTCTCTCAGTTTTCTCCACTGGCATCCAACCTCACGACGAAACGGGCCTCATTATGCAAAATGTGGGCATCCAAGACCTCGTAAACCGTCGTTGGAGGCAGATCGACAAGAACATTTCGCGTATAAACAATGGATTGGTGGTCAATGGGCGCGCATTTTCGGACGAACAGGCCGGACTCGCGGCCACGGCACTCCGAAAAGGCACTGCGATCCGTGTTCCGAACCCTTCGGGGAACAATCTGGAGGCCGATGTGATGAATTTCCCCGCTCCGGGCCTCAATTCGAGCGTATTCGACAATATGCAGGACGCCCGAACGGAACTCAAGAACATTTTCGGCACTGGCGGCTCAACTCCCCAAGGCGTTGCCTCTCAAGAGACGGCTCGCGGCCAAATTTTGACCAATCAGCTTGATTCTTCTCGTATCGGTAGCGGTATCGCCGAGTATCTGGAGCAATTTGCGGAC